ACTCTTATTAAACTGAGTGCCCATCTGATTAGAGAACCTAGCCATTGATTGAATGGCATTGTTCACCTCAGAAATAATCGCAGTGATAGCCTTACGAACAAGCATGAACGTAAATGTTTTCATTGTTCTCTTCCAGAATGCAGACATTTTCTTCATGCTATTTTTGAAATGATTTACAAATCCTGTGATGGATTTTTTGACGTTTTCAAACTTCTCAACATATTCACCAAGAGCCATTTGCAATGGTTTCACCATGAGTTTTAACGCAGATATACCCTTGTTCGCCAATCCGTCAAAAAATTTTGAAAGACGTTCAATCTCATGCGCCAATAGTTCTAATGTGGCAATTGCGCCCCAAAATCCCTCTTTAATAGTGCTTGCTGCGTTACGTGCATAGTCACCTAACTTACTGAACAAACCCTGAACACGGCTTAAAGGCTTTTCTACTTCTGTTCCCAAATCAGGGATTTTAACGTCAAGATTTTCCGCAAGTTCCTGAGTCTTTTCCGCAGCCCCACTAGCCGCTGTGTCAATATTCTCTATTGCCTTTGCGACTTCCTGAGTAGGCTGTGCTTTTTCTGCTACTTTCCTTGTCGCATCAGCAAGTGAGTTAATACCAGGAAAAGACATACTGTTAAGCTGACTAAATATGCTCACCATACCACCAAGCCCACTTGTAGCCCCGTACTTTTCCTGTTCGCTTACAAGTTTGTCAAGCTCAGTGGCGCACTTGTCAAGGTAATTTCCCATGTTAAGCGCAGATGGCTCACCTTCCTTAACAGCCTCATTAAAGCCCATCTGTGTATCTTTTGCATTCTCAAGATACTGCTTTAATACAAGAAGTGCATTTGAGTAATCTCTTACTTCACCAGATGCGCCCATGCCCTTAATATCGAATGCGCTTTCTTCCGGGAATGCCTCATGTAAGCGCATAAAGAACTGATCTAATCCCTCTGCCTGTTCCGAGAGTTTATCTGTAAAGGAACTGCCGAGAACCTTTTTGAGTTCCTTGTAATTTGCAACCTCATTTTTCATTCCGGCAAGGCTTACTTTGTTACCCGCCTGTCTTTCAGCCTGAATAAAGTCATAAACGCCCTTGGTAGTATCATCAAGCTCTTTCCGATAGCTATAGTTTGCCTGTGTTACTTTATTAAGGGTATTCATTGCCTCAATATAAGCATCAGTGGCAACCATAGAATCATCTTTATGGACTAACTTAGTAGCCTCATAAACGCCATGTAAAGCATCGGAAATCTCGTTAATGCCCTTCTTTGACCTTACACCGAAATCTTTAGCGATAGTATTAGCCATACCTTTTATCGCCTTGTTCGTTGTATTAAAGGCATTTCCTGTGCTTGTTAGCTTGTCTATTGCTTTGGTTACTGAATTGAAATTGTTGGGATTAAGTTTGTCCAGCGCATCAGCCAGACCCCTTATTGATTGAGCGAGTTTGTCTACCTGGTCACTTGCCTGAGAACTATCGCTTTCTATCTTTATTTGAAGTTCATCTAAATCTGGCATAATAAACACCTCGCATTATGAGAAAAGGGCAAGTATCATGCCTTGCCCTTTTGTAGATTGAAGTTTGCAGCCATTATCTCTAAATTCTTGAATAACAGTTCTGTCTTTTGTTTCTTTTCATGTTCGGTCATTCCTGAATCATCAGTTACTACCTGACTTAAAACAGGCTCTTTGACAACTTCAAAGTATGATTTTGCCTTTTGCCCCCTCTTCTTTAAAGCGTTTCCAATTGCCACGGAAACAGCCTCAAATACATAACCGCCAAGCAACCATGATTCTTCGTCCTTGACCTTGCGGGATAGTCTATACCCCTCTGCTATTACTCGTATCTTCCTTGGGTTTAAACTCCAAAACTCTTGATACGTTACCCCCATCGCCATCATATGCGGAACAAGCTCTGTTTCCCATTGTCGGCGCAGATTGGGATATTTTTTTACTTCTCTTTCTTCTCTGGTTCCTGAGAAGTCTGTTCCTCTTTCTTGTTGAGAGCCTGAAAAAAATCTGACTCGTTCATTTCAGCCCCCATCACCTCATATAAATCATTGAGGTTGCCACCAGCAATGACATGAGCCTGAATCTCTGCTCCGGCTACGTCCTTATCACCGCCCGCACACTCAGCGAAATATGCCCTAACCATGCTCATGGGTTTTTCTTTCATCTGAGTAAGTGACACCCCATTATCTTCCAAGTTACAAACCAAATTAAAATCAAATGGCTTTGCGTTGTATCTCTTTCCGTTGATTGTAAATGTTCTCATATATTTTTCCTTTCCCTGTCCTTAGACAAATTCTGTATAAGGGAAAGGGGCAGCCCGAGAGCCGCCCCAAACTCTTATCAATGGTTACGCTGATGCAGCCTCAGTAGGTCTGATAGCAGTGTTCATTCCAAGATACTCATCGATTGTCATGCCGATCTCAATGGTCTGTAGCTCGTTCTGAGCCATTTCAGACATAGGGAGCTGCTGAGGCGGCTGTGCAGCGATGTAGAATGATCTTGTGAGATATGGACTCCATACCACAAGGAACAATCTCTCGTCTGATGCCTTTGCGTTGTAGGCAGCAATAAGAGCTTCCCACTCTGCAATTGTTTCATCAGTAGGATTGATTGTGATAGGGAATGACCCCAATGTGTTATCGCAAGGTTTTTTATCCTTACTTCTACACCATTACGATGTAGTTCAGCATATCTTTTCACCAAAGGCTCTGCGCCTTTACTACCCGATGCTACGGACTCGTGGCGAGATTATATTCTTATGTATCTCAACATAAGTTTCACTCACTATGCGTTGCGGTTGACTACGCTTTTAAACGTAGCCTTAACACTCTGATTATCGTTGCAGACGATTTTCCAGCTTATTTCCGTAGTAATAATCCATCGTTAATCGGTAGTTTCACGATGGACGGCAGAAATGGTAACTAAGCATTTTTCACGCTACCATCTTTTTACCTGTGTCCTGTCTTCCGGCTACGTAACGTGTAACGTAGTCCTCAAGTGCAGATGCCGAATTGTTATCGTAAGGCTCTTTATCCTTACCTCTACACCATTACAGTGTAAGTCCAGAGTAGCTTTTCACCAGAATCTCTGCGATTCTACTATCCGATGGCGTGGACTCTTGGGCTTGTTATATTCTTGTGTATCGCAACACAAGTTTCAAAGCCTACTCGTTGTGCGTGTTATACTTTTTAGGGTGTAACTTCCGCTCTGATTGCCGTTGCAAACGGTTTTCCATGCTCTTTCCACGCTGATAATTCATGGTCTACTTGATAGTTTCACCATGAACGACACTCTAATATCTACGCATTTATCACGATATTAGCATCTATCAATCTGCTCAGTTTCGAGGGATATGCCGCCGATGGCGTTAATCCTATGCAATCTAGTGAATGCACTAGGGAGTGTTTTCCCAATCCCGAAACCTAATTCAATTCCGAGGGTACTAATGCCTGGTAACATAGTATTGTTCTCCTTTCATTTTGTTTGTCGCTATATAGAAAAAGCACCATCTTATTCAGATGATGCCTTTATCTATCAAATATTGAATTGTCCGTTTCTTTTCTACCAAGTGGTAGTACGCTTTACTCTGAGTCATTCCAAAGTAATCACGCCACTGTGCTAGTGTTTTTGTTTCTCCATTGTGTTCAATCAGCAAATTAGACCTTCGATTGTTCGCTTGCGTTTTCTCTGTGGCAATTCTGCAATTCTCCGGTGAGTAACCTTTATCATTGTCGATACGATCAATGGTGCATTCTCCATATTCCGCATCTTCACGATATCCATTACCATATGCCCATTCACAGAATGCTTTAGGGTCATTCGCCCATTCATCACATATCGTGATACCACGACCGCCATATCTTTCATAGCTTGGGTTATCAGGATTAGTGCATCTATCCTTGAGTTTCCCATATACGCTATAGATTCTTGTATGACGATATCCATGCTTAAGTTGCTGTTTAGGTCTTACTTCTTTCCTATAGCAACCGCATGATGTAGTGTGCCCCTTTTTCAGATTCTGCGCTAAGACAATACAATCTTTACCACAATCACATTTACACTTCCATCTGGTAGAAACATTAGTGGTATCAGCACGTTCAATTACTACCAATCTGCCGAATCGTTTTCCTGTCAAATCTTCAAGTTTTCTTTCACTTGTCAATTCAGATTTCCAACAACCGCAAGAAGCGTGTTTTGCGTTGCGAATGTTTTGCTGACTTCTAATCACGATGTTTCCGCAATCACATCTGCATTTCCACATAGTTCTTATTGTGCCATTCGGTGTTTGTTGGCTATCAGCTTTTTCAATAACCACAAGTCTGCCGAATCGCTGACCTGACAAATCATTTAATTTCATCTTGTGTACCTCTCATACGATTATATAACTAATTATATGATACTATACGCAATCTGTAAATGTTGTCAGTTCACAATATCCGAATCACCACCACCAACCATACGCTGATAACGTGCGATTGAAGTGGTATATTGGCTACCAACGTTAATCAGTATGCCGTTTGTGTTATATCCCCACTCTTCCATGTACTGTTCCGCAAGATTGGCGATATTCTTGCACTCTGTACGTGTCTTTGCAAACACTTGAATTTCCATGAAGTGCCTGAATCCCACTTTCTCTTTATGCGATAAGTCATATCGTGGGGATGACTCAATCTGTTTAATCAGGATAGTAGGAAACTTGGATGGTGCTACTGTAACGTCATTGGCAGTGCAATTAAGCGTTGAGTATTTCTTTTGCAGATAATACTGCAACCTTGTAAAGATTGTGCTTTCAAGTTTAGAATCCCAACTCATACAAATACCTCTTTCGCTACTGATTGAACACTATCAAGAATCTGTAAGTAAGCATTGTGCATCGGTCTAGTTGGCATGATGGCTGATAGTAATTTGTACGACTTTGTTTCTTCATCATACGCATACCATGTTAAGTCATCTTCATGCCCCGCCTGACTATTTGTACCCTTGTAAGGTGCAAGTCCTAGCGCAGCAGTACCAAATTCAAGCGCATATAAAGCGTTGATTGACCGACCTGGGCTTACGTTGCTGGCTACATCGTCACCAAACCCCACCAAGATACGTGTTGCACCATGTACATCGCCCTCGACTTTCATCTCAAAGCTAACGTATTGCCCCATAAGGTGAGTGCCAAATATCCCACCCTTATCTACTGAGTGTTCTTCCGCAACCTCTATGCCAAGCTCTACGAGTCTTTCAGTAAGCTCAATCGTTTTCAGGTCAAGCCATTTCTTGTAATCCTCTAACTCCTTAAGTGCATTTTTTATGGACTTGGAATTAAGTTTGACATGGATGACCTTACTCATTTTTCACAACACCCGCTAAAATAGCTTTCCAGAATTGCTGACCCTCTGGCATAACACCAAGCACAACATAATCGGCTGATTTCTCGTCAATCTCACCATCGACATACTCTACTTCTGACTCTTTCCAAATCAGCGTACCCGTCTTAAAAGGGTACTGTCCGTGTTTGTATGTCATCTTGGCATTTCCAACCTTCTCACTTCCAAAAGCCACAAGCTCATCTTCCGTAAGTGTGCCCGTGATGGAATTATAGAATGTCACAGGCTCTGCATAAGAAGTCTTAGTATCACCCGTGACAAGTGCAACTTGTGAGCCATCCGGCAGCTCTTCATAGATTATGTTTCCATCTTCATCTCTTTCATAAACAGGCTGATCTTTGAGAAGTAAGGAATATTTCATTGCTTGTCTGATTCGTCTAGGTGTTCTCATAACAAGCCCCCTTTATCTTGAGATAGGAAGTACGCCCGTAAATAACTTATCCCTATCCACATAGCGGATAGTCACCCCATCGGCGGTATACTGCGTCTGTCCTTCTGCGCCGACCTGGTTATAGTCATAACGTGCGATTGCTTCAATGTTAGAGTAGTAGTCGGTTAAGTCCTTCTCCACCATTTCATCTGTATAAGACTTAGGGTAATTCCTAGCTTTCTTGACTTCACGGAATGCCCCGTCAACTTTCGCCCTCAAAAGAACTTCATTCAGCTTGTCGCACTGAACTTCGTCATTCTCAATCTCGGATTTTAAATTGTCGAATATCTCATTGAGCATTTCCGTTGTTGTCATAGTCAGACTCCTAACTTCTCGATAAGCTCTGCCCTGATCTCAGCAGCTTTCTTATCATCAACATCAATTCCGTTTTTCTTGGCAATAGACTTAAGTTTCATAAAGGGCATCTTGTCGATCTCGTCTTTAGTCCACTTAACCTCATCGGATGGCTCTTTGACCTCAGATAGAGCTTCGGATTCAGGCTCATTCACAGCCTTAACCGCAGTATTATCTTTGACCTCTTCCCATCCATTATTGAGGAAGGCGGCGAGCTGATTCGCATCCCTCACCGCCATAAATCTGCCATCTTTCTTAACAAGAATCATAAATGGCTATCCTCTCTTTCATCATGCGCTAAGATTAGCTGATGCATGAACAGCGATAGCATCTGCTTTCTTGTTCAGTACGAAAGCATCGTAACGGAGTCTTGCCTCAACAAGGAAACCGCTAATGCCAGGTGCATCAGTGTGAATCTTGAACTCCTGGAGTTTGATAGGAGATGGCATAACGATAGGATTGGTGATAACGAAATCAACGTTATCAGGAAGATATGAAGAAGGAACTTTGATAGTAGGAACACCATCAATGTCACCGACATATCCGTTGATACCGATATCAGTAGCCTTGTCACCTCTCTTAACGAAGTTCTCATCGAGCTTGATCTTGTTAAGATATCCAGGTGTAACAACAACTACTCTGCCACCAACAGGGGCTTTGTCGTTGTCAAGAATCTCCTGGAGAGCAAGGAACTCTTCATAAGCATTTGCAGCGGTCACAGCAGCAACCTTAGTATGGTTTGCGCCTGTGTGTGTTCCGGCTGTAGGTGCTTTGGCAACAAGAACAGAAAGGCGATAAGCGTCGAGTGCCATGTACTTTCAGCGTAATTCGCTATATTACGCCCGTTTAACAGCTACATATTTCTATGTAGATAAGACTATATCTTCAACCTCTTTATGAGGTGCTTGCCATTTCCACACGCTTGTGTGTACTCCCTTACGGGATAGTCGTTG